CATTGATGTCCACCTGACTGGCTCGATCCACAACACCTCGGATGGCAAACGCCCCGACTGGCGGGAGTCCACAGTCTAATGGCAACGCCCGGCGGACGACATGACGGCATCACCCAGCACCTGCGAAGGCTGGCGAAGCAAGCCCACGACATGACTGTCGATGGGGAGGTTGTCACACGGGAAGAGGCACTGGCCATCCTGTTGTATCAGAAGGCACTGGGTATGGAGGTCGTCACCAAGGACCTAGAGGGACGCGAGACCCGTACCCAGTTCAAGCCAGAGGCGTGGGCCATCCAACTGATCTATGAGCGAATGGAAGGCAAGACTGCCAATGCCGCTGAGCCCGAGACGACCAAGCTCACCGCTGCTGAGCGAATCCGTGGGTTGGCCAAAGAACGCATCAATGCCCTGACGAAATCGACTGTGGGCAAGGGCCCTCCCAAAGTTAAATAATGCCCAACTGCTTTGCCACCAAACCTGAGCTTCCTATACTGACCAGCGAGTCCGTGTGGGAATGCCCTGTTACGGGCCTTACGGTGCCCAAGGAACAGCACGCCAATCTCCAGTGGCGAGCGGACCTGTTGGAAGCTGCGGCAGACGACGAGGGCTTGCAGGTCGATCTGTACACAGCCTGCTCACAGAGCATCCTGTTTTTCGTGAACGCCTTTGCTTTCACGCTGCGTGTCTTTGAGTCGGACCAAGGGGAAAGCACTCAGGCCCGGCACCAGCACCTGCCCTACATCACATGGCCAATTCAGGATCGGCACCTCCTCCGACTGGAACACGCCATCGACAGCGGTAAGGATTGCCTCACTGATAAGTCTCGTGACATGGGTGCTACATGGGACCACATCGTCACGTTGGTTCACAAGTTCATCTTTGAAGAGCAGCGGTCGTTTTTGATCCTCTCGAACAAAGAGGACAACGTCGATCAGCTTTCTGAACGCGGCAAGCCAGCGGACCCATCAACGCTCATGGGCAAGATTGACTACATCCTTGCCTTCCTACCTGAGTGGATGAAACCCAACACTGCCCGCAAGAAAATGCACATTGTTAATTCAGACAACGGCAGTCGAATTGACGGTGAATCCGCGAACGCCAATGCAGGTACATCAGGTCGCCGAACTGCGATCCTCTTGGATGAAATGGCGAAGATGGAACACGGTGAGTCCATCAAGCGATCTACCCGCGACGTATCGGTATGTCGTCTGCCCTGTTCGACCCCTAACGGAGCAGGCACTGCCTATTCCAAATGGCGGATGAGCGGGCAGATTCCTGTGTTCGTTTTGCCGTGGTGGGAACACCCGGAAAAGGGCCGGGCTGCGTATGTCGAACAAGATGAGTTAGGTCGATGGAGAATCCGATCCCCGTGGTACGACCATGAAGCCGCGATCCGCTCGCCGAAAGAAATGGCGATCGAAGTGGACATGGACCACATCGGGTCCGGTGACAAGTTCTTCGAGGAACACTTCATCGAGACACATCGCCAGCAGTTTGCGACACCACCCAAGCGGACGTTTGGACTCTCATTTCGCAAAGAGGTGCCAGACAGTGACATCCCTGCGATGCTCGCTCGCCGAGACCGCCGCAAGGTGTGCATGTACCCCACAGGGCCGTGGAAGTTGTGGGGCAAATTGGACAAGGGTCGCCCGGATCAGTCGAAGAGTTACACCATCGGTGTGGACATCGGCAAGGGTCAAGGGGCCAGCAACTCAGCCATCCACATCGGATGCAATGAGACGAAGGAAAAGATCGCGGCTTTTGCGTGTGCTAACACGCCGCCGTATGAGCTTGCGAAACTCGCCTGCCTCGCCTGCTTGTGGTGCGGAGGCCGCGTCCGCCCTCTCCTGATCTGGGAGAACAACGGTGATCCGGGCTTCGATTTTGGCCGCAGTGTGGTGCGGGTTTACAAGTACCCGCGTGTCTATTACGACCGGGCCGCTGGCACCTCGGGTGAACGTGCGGGCAAACGCTTTGGCTGGCGGTCCAATCGTGAGAAGAAAGCTGCTGGGCTGGGCCAGCTTCGTCGGGCGTATGCTCATGGTGGCTTCATCAATCATTGCGAGGATTCGCTCAATGAGGCCCTCAGTTATGTGAGCTACGACTCAGGCGGCATCGGCCCCGCCGAACTGGTTGAAGAGTCTGATTCCGCCCGTCAGTGTCATGGTGATCGAGTGATCGCGGACATGCTCCTCGTGATTGGCATGAGTCTCACACCAGCAGGGAAGGCCAAGAAAGCGGGCCCGCCTGAGGCGTCGGCGAAGTGGCGGATGCAGCAGTGGCGAGCCAAGAAAAACAGCAAACTAAAGACTCGATCGTTCGATTACTCTGGAGAATAACCCATGTCCGTGAGCCCCACCCAACTTCAAAACGCAGCCTTTCGAGGCGTCGATCGTCTCCGAAACTTTCGCTCGGCTCGGCTTATGTTCATCCGCAACTATACCGGTCCGAACTACGATCGGGAGAAGGGCACGCTCGGCCAAGAGTCACTCAACCTGATCTTCAACGCGGTACGCACGCTGGTACCCAACATCGTGATGACCCACCCGAAGCACACAGTGCGATCGCGGTTCCTCGCCTCGCGGGAGTACGCTGATCTGCTGGGTCTGGCCCTGTCCGACCATGATCGGAAGATTGATATCTCGTCGATCTACCGTCGCGTCATGGTCGATGCCATCTTCATGCTGGGCATCCTCAAGACTGGGCTCGCGGAATCTGATAGTGTGATGGCCATTGACGAAACCAATCGTGTCGATACCGGGACGATCTACACAGAATGCACAGACTTTGATAACCTCGTGGTGGACCCAGAGTGTACAGAGCATCTGTTCCGGGATGCCCGATTCATTGGGGATAAAGTGTGTGTCCCGCGTGAACGCCTGCTCCAGTCTGGGCTCTACAAGAACGAGTTCATCGAACGCCTGCCGTCGGTGGATTACAATGGTGGCGACCCTTCTGTCTCCAACATCTCCCGCTCTGGCCGCATGAGTGATGACTATCTCGAAGAGGAAGTCGAGATCGTGGAATTGTGGGTCCCGCAGGCTAAGGCGTTGGTGACGATCCCCGGCAATAAAAACACTCGGTTTGATGACTACATTCGAGTCGATGATTACTACGGCCCCGATGAGGGCCCATACACGTTCCTCGCTCTGACCCCGCCGGTGCCGGGCAACCCTCTTCCCGTGAGCATGGTCGGTGTGTGGAACGATCTACACATTCAGGCGAATCGCATGGCCTATAAGATCATGGATCAGGCTGAGCGTCAGAAGGATGTTATTACATACAAACCGCAATCTGCGGATGATGTGGTGGAGCTTCGTGACGCGGGCGATGGTGACACGATTGCAGTCGAGAACCCTGAGGACATCAACGTCGTCAGCTTTGGTGGACAGCGTCAATCAAATGAAGGCCATCTGGCCCAGTTACAGAACTGGTTCAACATGATGGCGGCGAACCCGCAGGGAATCGGCGGCCAAGACCTAAAGGCAAGCTCGGCGACTGAGGCAAACATTCTCCAGAATAACGCCTCGATCGGTCTCGAAGATATGAAGGACATGGTGTACCGCATGGGTGCATCTGAGGCACGCAAGCGTGCGTGGTATCTGCACAGTGATCCCTTCATTCAACTGCCCCTCATCCGCCGCAAGCAGGTGCCGCCGACCTATGAGCAGTCCTCAATGTCCGGTACTCCTCTGATGGCCACGCCGCCGTCAATCCAAGAGGAGCAGGTGATCTTGACACCAGAGGCCCGCTCAGGCGATTTCCTTGATTTCACGTTTGAGTTTATTCCTGAGTCGATGGGTCGGATGGATTCCAAGAAACAACTCGAAGTCGCTATGGACTTTGCTGTCCGTGTCGTCCCTGCCGCTGCAACCACTGCTCAGGCGTTTGCGATGATGGGCATCCCGTTCTCAGTGAAGGCATACATTCTTCGGATGGCCAAGCTCGCGGGCATTGAATGGTTCGATGAAGTGTTCTATGACCCAGAGTTCCAACTCGCTATGGCAACGATGATGCAGATGGGCCCAGACCCATCACTGTCGAAGGGACAGGCCGCCGGAGCCACACCCCCCAATATGGCGGCTCTGCTCCAGAACGGCCAGCCCGGGGGCGTGATGGGCCAGATGCCGGGCCAGCAGGAAGCTGCCCGGGCTGGGATGCAAGAGGGGGCCAACCAAGGCCAAAGCGATCTCAAATCCATGTTCTAAAATTATTATTAACGCTAACGGCGTATAATTAACGGTCCTTCCCCCTACCTGACGGAGACATAGTGTAATGCCCCTTTACCCCTACAAATGCGACGAATGTGCCCACACCAGTGAAGAGTTCCAGCACATCCGGGATGAGCCCCTCACTGAGTGCCCCGTGTGTAAGAGTGCGTATAAACGCACGATTACCACCTTCGGAACTGGGAACAAGTTGTTCAAGAAACCGATTGAGATGATGTCGATCGCGTTGGAGGAACCCGGAGAAATCCGCGAGTTCCAACGACGCAACCCTGATGTCAAGATCGAGACCGACGCAGCACACCCGCTCTATGGGATTCCCATCGCCCACTCCCGGGAGGAGAAGATGCGGATTCTACGAGCCGAGGGGTTCCAAGAGAAAAGTTAAATCTGGCTTGACTCTTTCCAGATTCGGTGTATAATTATTATGAGAGTCTAAACACGCCCCTACCCCCGGCAAGCCGGGCAGCGGCACGGAGACAGTTATGAGAATCTTGTTCGACCCGCAGGAAGTGGAAGCAACCGTCGGTGAGACCGCGACTGAATCAGTCGTGGATAACACTGAGGGCACAGTCGCCAATGAGAACCCGGATTTTCGTCCGGCTCTCGAAGCGAAGCTGGCCAAGCTAATGTCCGATAACGCGGGCGAAGAGCAGCCTGTTTCATCCAATGGTGAAAAGCCAGCGACGGATGAAACGGAGGAAGTGAAGGACGAGGGCGGGGAGCCCACGGAAGCAGTGGTAACGGAGGTCGTTGACCCCAGTGCCCCTACCCTTCCCGATGCGTATCGTCGCTCACTCAAGGCGTATGGTTGGGAAGATGAGGACATCGACCAGAACCTGAAAGTTCTGGGTGCAAACTTCATCACCACAGCCGGTAAAATCCACGCCAATCGCAACAACGAAGTCCAACAGTGGGCTGAGCAAGGCCGTCAAGCCCGGGATGCTCAGAACCCCACGCAGACCCCAGCAGCAGCACCAGCAAAATCAGGACAGCTTCCAAGTCAGTTGGCATCTGTGGATGCACGAAAGCTCACGGAGCTTTACGGAGACGAGGAACTGGTCAATGCGATCGTCGGGCCAGTGAATGCCACCATCGCCGCTATCAACCTGATCCTCCCGGGGCTGAATGACTCGATGCAGAAGTCGCAGCAGTCTGAGACTCAGGCTCTGGTGACAGAGATTGAAACCTTCTTCGGTTCCGAACCGATGAAGAAAGGCTACGGAGTCCTGTACGGTGACGGTGTGAATGTGAATACCGCTGCTCAGCAGGCGAACCGGAATGCCGTGCTGGATCAGGCCGAAGCGATCATTTATGGTGCAACCCGTCAAGGACGGACCCTGACCGTGAGTGACGCCCTCGCCCTCGCCCATGACTCAGTCGCCGCCCCGTTCCGTGAACAGGCCATCAAGGCCAACATCACGCGACAGGCGAAGGACCGAAACAGGGGGATCAGTGTCCGCCCCGCAGCAAAGGGACTGAAACCGACTGGCGACAGTAAGCCCCAAAACAGGGCTGATCTGGAAACCAAGATCGGTCGTATGCTTGCTCAGATGCGTTAATGTATAAACGCATCGTCTGACCTGAAACCAATCAAGTAAGGAGCCCACCAATGGGCGTCGATAACGAGTTCCTCAAAGACCTTCTGGCCACCACCCTCAAAGACTTGCCCAAGGGCGAGTTTGAAATCATGTGGGATTCCCAGAACTACGAGTTCTGTCAAATCTACCAAAAGCACCGTCGCCAGATTGATGGCGGCACCAGCATCACCCGCAACGTGATGCTCGATCGCGTTGGCAATGCGAAATATCGTCGGCTGTACGATACCGATCAGCCGTCGGTTGAGAACGTCCAGAAAACGATTGACATCCCGTGGACCCAGCTTGGCACTGACTACTCTTGGGATGTGGTCGAACTGCTCCGCCAGAAGTCCAGCACCAAGGGCTTCATCAGCCTGATCGAGTCCCGCCGTGCAGAGCGTATGTGGGACCTGAGCGAACTGATCGAAGAGCGTGGCTGGTTGACCCCCACCAATGCGTCGGATCGCCTGTATCCCTACGGCATCCCGTACTACATCAACAAGGCCCCCACCGGCGTGACCACGGACGGCTTCCAAGGTCAGACCATCAACTACCAAGACGGCTCCACCGGCACCGTGTGTGCAGGTATCGACGCCGCCGTGGAAGATAAGTGGCGGAACTACGCCGGTGTCTATTCCACCTTTGACACGGCCCTGCTCAAGAAAGTCCGTTCGGCCATTCGCCGCACGCGATTCCGCCCCAGCCCGATCGCCATCAAGCCCGGCAAGGACGGCGTGGGTTCGCCCATCAAGTTCTATGCAGGCGATGATGTCTGCACCGAACTGGAAAATCTGGCCGACAGCCGTGACGACAACAACACGCCTGATGACCTGATGGGCAAAGTGAAGCACAGCTTCGATGGTGCCGTGATGATTAACCGCATCCCGCTGGTTTACATCCCCCACCTCGACACTGACGCCCATGATGCCATCTACTGCGTTGACTGGACCAAGCTCCAGCCCGTGGTTCAGGACGGCTACTGGATGGAAGAGTCACCCAAGCCCTTCCAAGATCGTGGCCAGCACACCACCCTCACCGTGTTCCTCGACGGCTCGCACAATAACCTGTGCATCAACCGTCGCACGGCTGGTTTCGTGCTGCACACCGTGACGTAATTCAATCTGCATAGGGGGACAGTAACTGTCCCCCTGTGCCGTTTTCAAGTTTCAAGTTTCAATGCTAGTTTCCATTTTCCCTCGAACTTTCTAGGAGTCTCCCAATGGGTGGTAATATCGCAAACTTTGGTCAAGTCGGTGCGGCTAACAAGCCCAGCCCCAGCATCTGGAAGGACTGCTCGAAGCAGCAGTTGGACTTCCTCGGCAACGGCATCTACCGTGAACACAATTTCCTCGCCAACACGATCGTGACTACCACGATCACCAGTGCCCTGCTCAGTCGCCTGAACGCGGACGGCCTCAGCCTCGACGGCGATGACGACACCGTTCTCAAGCAGCACACGAGCAACACCAATGGCGTGCTGCACATCGAGACGGACGGTGATGACAATGATGCCATCGCCCTCTTCTCGGCCCCCTTCGGCAAGATCACCCGCAACAGCGGCCAGAAGCTGTGGTTCGAGGCGTATGTCGCTCTCGGCTCTGCTTCGGCTGACTCCGGCGTGTTCTTCGGCCTCGCGGAACTGGCGGCTCTGAGCCGTGACATCGTCGCCGACAACGCAGCCGCTGGTGGCGTGATCGGTGAATCCCTCGTCGGCTTCCTCGTGGACAACGGTGATCTCGACGCGGTGGACTTCGTGTATAAGAAAGACGCGGGCAGTATCGTGATTGTCAAGTCTGACATCACCGCCGCAGCCGCCATCACTTCCGCAGGTGGCACTGCCGCCAGCGTCGTCGCCAACACCTTTGTCAAGCTGGGTTTCCGCTTCGATGGTCGCACGAAGCTCCAAGTCTTTGTCAACGGCTACCCTGTCGCCGTTCAGGACATCGACACCACGTTCGATCAGGCGAAGCAGTTGGGTGCGATCCTCGCGGTCAAGACTGGCACGGCTGCTGCCGTGGATGTCAAGGTGGACTGGGTCCGCTACGCCTTCCAAGCCAGCCAGTAAAATCAACGTCTCCCCCCTCAGTATGAGGGGTTTATGGGGGTGGGCTGGGAAACCTGCCTACCCCTTTTCTTTACTCAAGGGATAATCTCATGGCCGCACCAACTTCTGCCTTGACGTTCCAAGACCTGATTGTCGAAGTCGCTGAGAAGCTCGGCATCGCATCCTATGGAGCATCTGGTGATGGTGTGGTGGCCATCCCCACGGATGCCCATGATCTCGCCAAGTGCAAGAAACATGTGAATAACGCGATCCGCATGTTTCTCTCTGATGCCCCCGCGAAAGGCTGGCAGTGGATGAAACCGGTTGCTGCCGTCACCCTGTGGAAGTCCGTTCCAGTGCTGGCCTCACGGACAGTGACAGGCGTCCATTCAGCCGGTGTCACCACGCTGACGTCCTCCACGGCCATTTTCTATGAGAGCATGGAGAACAAGCCGATCGTCATTACGACCGTCGGCACGTTCACGATCCTCAGCTACACCTCTGCCACTGTCGTCACAGTGACAGGTAATGCCACCTGCACTACTAAAACTTTCTCAATCGCGGCGGACGGCGATTACACTCTCCCCACTTCCTTTGGTGGCACGTTCACGGGCAAGGCAACATACGTGACTGGTTCAGGCAACGCCGTGGAAGTCGAGTGGACTGATGAATCAGTGATTCGTCAGTGGCGGGCGAATATCGAGGCGGAGACAGGTGACCCCTATCTCGCAGCGGTGCGTGTGATGGGGTCGGGCACACCCCGGCGTCGTTGGGAGATTGCGGTGTACCCCATTCCTAATGCAGACGAGGTGATCGAGTTTCCATACCAATATGTGTTCGATTCTTTGGTCTCACTGACGGAGCATCCACCTGTCCCCTTTGTTCACGATGACACCATCAAAGCCGCGTGCCTTGCGATTTGTGAGAAGGACGCGGAAGGCGTGATGGGGCCGGACTGGGAAGTGTACACCTCCCGGGCAGTGGCCGCAAGTCACCGGATGGACCGCCTCTCTCAGCCCAAGCGGCTGGGCAAGTTTCTGGGTGGTGGTGGCATCACGCAAATGAGCATTCAGCAGTACCGGGCGAGCGGATACAACCGCCCCACTGTCACCTTCAACTACTAATCGAGACGACTATGCCCCGAAGTGATATCAAAGACCTTGTTTGGCCCCGGGGTGGGATTGTTGAAAACTCCCCCGAGTCCTCCCCACCTGATGGCGACGACGTTGCACCCACCACTCAGGACGCTTTGAACGTCCGCTGCTTTGACTCGTTCGATCGCCGCAATCGCGGAGGTCAGCGGACAGGGCTGGCGAAGTTCATCAGCACCCAAGTCAATGGCACCAACGACCTACAACTCATTAGTGGTATCGTGGAAGCCGTGGCGTTAAGTGAGGATGCAGGGTTCGGGGATAAGTATGCGGACCCGAGTACGCTCCCCACAACCAATGGTCGGGCGGTCGTGTTTCATCCAGACGGGGACCGGGTATGCACTTTCCACAACACCTCTGGTACGTCAGCCCAGTTAATCACCTATGCGTTCTCTCAGGCCACGGGGTTCGGGGCACAAATCCAATCCCTCACCCTGTCGGTTGCGTCACTCTCATCTTCGGTGCCCCTACGCCTCAGCTTCAACGCGGATGGCACCTATTTATTGTGGGTGTCCGTGGCAACCAGTCCCTCTGACACCAACATGAGAGTGTTCCCCTTCAATAAAGCGACGGGGTGTGGTACGGCTGTCAATGTCCCTATCTCAACAGGTATCACGAATACTAGTAAGTGGCAATATGCTTGCTGGCACCCAGATGGCGATCAGATTTTCTTCTGCTATAATGCAATCACATCAAATCTTGTCTCCGTGCGTGTCTATGGTTTCACCGGCAGTTTCTCCGCCGTTGCTCATACCATTTCCCATGCGGCGTTGACAACGACCCTCCCATGCGTTGCCTGCTCCCCAACAGGAGCGGGTGTTGTTGTTGGGGCGTCGGTACGCATCTTCACATGGTCGTATGATCGAGTGACGGGGTTCGCAAACGGCACTGACGCAGCTTCGGACCAGTTGAGCTCCCCCTCGTTTAACCCGGATGGAACAGTCGTGGCCTTTAGTAATAGCACTGGCACAGACAGCGTGGACGCCTACACGTTTAATGCAGTGACAGGTGTTGGTTCACCTGTCAATCGGACAGGATCATTTGGTTTGGTGAACAACGTGGAGTTCTCCCCGAACGGGGATTTTGTCGCCATTGCCGGGTCCACCTCCCCTCGCATCTTTGTTGCTCCGTGGACGGGGGCATGGGGTACGTTGCTCCCAGCCCCATCAACTCTCCCCACGGGTATTGGGGCGGCCCCTGCGTGGAGTCCAAACGGACAGGTCCTTGCAATTGCCCATACTACATCTCCGTTCATCACTGTTCATGGGTTCTCGTTGGCGGCTGTGAATCCGTCTGCCCGGCGTCAACGGGTCATTGCAGTCGCTGGGGGTAACGTGTACCGTTCTTCCGCAGACCTCACTACAATCCCGCTGTCTAACAGTGGGTCTGGAGCCCTGATTGCAACTGGGACCGTGCGAGGCGTCGAGGCATTCCAGAAGTTTTTCTTCTGTGACTCCACCGCTTCGGGGTACAAGTACCTCAATTATGCGAACAACACAGTTACGACATGGACGCCCACGGCGGGNGCATTGCCAGTCGGGACCGCTGATACCGCCATCGGATGCCGGATCATGGCACTCTATCGTGGGCGAGTCGTGATGTCGGGGTTGCTGGAAGAGCCGCACAACTGGTTTATGAGCAAGTCAGGCGATCCCTTTGACTGGGATTATAGCCCGGCGGCGACCTCCCCTGTTCAAGCGGTCGCTGGCAATAGCAGCACTGTAGGTGAACTAGGTGATGTGGTTACAGGCCTGTTCCCGTTCAACGATGACATCATGGTTATGGGTGGTGTGAACTCGATCTGGCTCATGCAGGGTGATCCTGCTGCGGGCGGTGCCATCGACAATATCAGCCGTCAGATCGGCATCGTTGGTCCTGATGCTGGAACATGGGACAGCAGTGGCAATTTCTTCTTCCTCGGCCAGAACGGATTGTACCGTCTCGCTCAGGGTAGCAACGAGCCCATCCTGATTTCCAAGGGCAAGCTCGACAAGTCCCTCTCCGAAATCAATACCAAGACTCATCGCGTATGGCTGGCTTATGATGCTCTGTGGCAGGGTCTGCACATCTTCGTAATCCCGCAGAGTGAGCCGGGGACGGCCCCACTCCAATACTTCTGGGACGAGCGAAACAACTCGTTCTGGCCGGATCAGTATCCAACCGCTCACGGACCAACGTGTGTCCACATGTTCACCGCAGACGACCCGGACCAGCGAGGCCTGTTGATGGGTGGATTCGATGGGTACATCCGTCAGTTTCAGGACACGGCCAAGGACGACGATGGCACACTGATAACTAGTAAAGTGACCTTCCCGATCATCAACCCCGGGCGTGTGTTTGCGTCCAGTCGGATCGAGGATATCTGGATGCAGACCGACGCTTCCTCTGATCCTGTCACGATGTCCATCTACGCCGGGGACACTGTGGAGCAGGCCCGGGCCAATCAGGCCGCAGGGACGGTGCGTGTTCGACGTTCTCTCGTGGGGGGCCGGAACACTCCCCTCCGCCAGCGGATCGCCCAGAACACCCTCCTTGTTCAACTGACGCAATCAGGCAATGCCGCAGCGGCTGCGTCGTGGGCGTTCGAGCAGGGCGGTCTGAAAGTCGCTATCGTTAACAAGATGCACGGGAGGCGAGTCTAATGGCAGGTTTCAAAGGACAGGTCCGAGAACCCCGGGGGGCTGCTCGGGCCCGACGCAACAGTCAGAATCTCACCACCTCGGCGGCGTTCATCGGCCCGGGGTCTGTTGTCATTATCGACGGCGATGGTTTCCTGCAAACGACGGTCGATGCCGATAAGGGACTCCAGAATCTCGCAGGGGAATTAGGCATCAAATTGGCGACAAGTCCGGGCTTATCTCTTGCTGTTGCAGGGCTTTCTATAGATTTAAGGGATACGGAACCCGGTTTAGAGTTGACTTTGACCGGATTGGGGGTATTATTAAGTGGCACTCCGGGGCTTGAATACTCGACCGGATTGCAGGTAAAGCTCAATGGAGCTACCCTGCAACGCGGTGCCTCCGGGTTGAGCGTGGCCACAACGAGTCTGGCCGTGGCAACGACCACCGCTGTCGGTGTCGTTCTTCGAGCTACTACCGTCGCCAATCTCGCCCTCGTGGTCACCAACCCACCGACACAGGCCGAAGTGCAAGCTGTGAGCGATAAGGTGGACGCATTGCTGGCAGTTCTTCGGACGGCTGGCCTCCTCGCACCATAAGGAAACAGAGCATGTCAGCGTTCAACATTACCGACATCATCAAACGCTTCGAGGCCGCCCAGCAATCCGCGAACAAGGCCAACGAAGATCGGTATCAGCAGATTCTCTCCTCGCTTTCTGGCATGGGTGGATCGGCTCGCCGTCGCGTGGATCAGCAGGCTACTCAAGCTGGCGGTGCCGCTGACCAAGACCTGATCTCCCGGGGTCTGGGCAACACCACGGTCCGATCGTCCGTTCAACGGGGCATCGCTTCGGACAAAGAACTGGCGAACCAGACGATTGACGAACAGGTTGCGGGCATGAAGGCAGGCGTCATGGAACGCCGCAACGACGAAGGCCCAGACCTCAGCATGTACGCGAACCTGATCCAAGCTGCCTCTGCCGCAGGAGACCCCAACAAGCGAACGCAAGCGTTCATTGGTCGCGGCGTCCCGGCTGGTGGAAGTGGTGGTGGTGGAGGTGGCGGTGCAGGTGGTGCAGGTGGTGGTGCAAGTGGCCTCATCCGGTTTGGTGGTGGTGGTGGAGGTGGCGGTGGCACTGACGCTTCGATCCGATATGGCCCAACTGGGATGTT